AACGCAAACGATGCACTGTAAATTCCAGTTGAAACAATTCCGCCTGTTGCAACTAATTTATTGTCACTGCTGACAAAGCTGCTATTGTCAGCGGATAGAATCTGTACACTACCAGTGTTTGCCGATGTCGTCCCTGATATTGGAATATCAGACGGCGCCATGTCATCTCCATCACCACCTCCTTGATCAGCATAAAACCCACCAACAGAACCGGAAAATAAACTAACATATATCCTTTTATCATCACCTAAAGCTGGAATATCTGCCAACTTACCCCTAACATAGTTATACAAATAGATTGTGTTCAAGTTATCAGCAGCAGTTGCTAAAGAACTACTAAAATAAAAATCACCACGATCGTCTGTAATTTTATCATCCCATCTTGCTTCAATCACAGGACGTTTAAAGAAATATTGCGAACCTCTTGCAAAAAATCGCTTCGTATAATATGATTTCGTAGAGCCGCTAGGGTTGTATATCACACTCTGAGTTGTATCTTCGGCATCTAATGCTAACTCACCAGGCATACGACTAACAATTGTGTTCGCTGTTCCAGAAATATATGCTTCATAACTAGCAGACATATGAACGCCTAGTCCGTAGTTTGTATACGTTCCAGCTATCCATTGTTCGACTATCGGAGTGATATCAACTTCCAAATCTTCCAAACCGGTTGTAAAGCTTTGAGTGAGTAAAAATGTCTCTGTATCGCTACTGCCTGTGTGATAAGAACCGCCGGCTAATACTGAACCCGCTGTATCCGTCCAATATGCCGTATTTGAAGCGCTCATCCAATTTGCACCGGAATTACCTTTAGTTAAATCCTTGTACCCTTCTAAATCTAATCCAGTGCCTTCTTGCCATGATTGAGACACCGCCAACACTGAAAGTTTGTAATCAGCAGGAACAGTTTTAGAATGCGGGGCATTGAACATTCGAAGATAGAAACTAACACTTCCGCTAGCGGGAAGTACACCGTTTGTCCTATCCGTAGAAACATCAGTTATTGGAAATTTCACCAATGCCCTAGATAGCTCCGCAGAACTAGTTGTCACTAGTCCGTATATAGAATACACTTCCAAGACATCTGCGGCGCCGGCATTTGAACCAGTACCGCGAATCCTAAAGTTCTTCTGATAGGCGTTAACTATTGTTGTATCCGCGTTGGCTTTATATTTCTTAATTGCCATTAACTAATTTTTCCCTTAATATCTGCCGATGGATATTTTATCTCCAATATTACATTCTTAGGTATTATCAAGTAACTTCCATCTGGCGATAGGTTGTTGTTAATACTTAACTCAACTCCCGAATAACCGGTACCTGATTTATTAACTAATTTAACCTTCACAACATCGAGCACACCTCTTACATTCTTTAATTCTTGATAAATATCACTGATATAAAAATGCTCACCAATATAAAATGTTGTTGCATATTTCTTACTTAATGCCTTTATGCATGAATCTAGTAAAGAATACTTATCAACCCCGGCTGACGCCTTAACTGAAAACTCAATTCCTAAATTAAGAATAAAAGGATCTAATATATCTACCGTATCATTTATCATTCTATAATGATTCAGCCAAATCTTTAAATTATTCTTAATCGTCGAATTTGTTTTCGTTAATTTGCCAAATTGATCTTCTGATATCACATACATATTGAGATTTCGTTTAAGAGAATCTGGATCTTTTTGCACAGAACATCGTTTAATTGAGCCAAATTTTGCCGGCATTCTATAAGTGAGATTTTCATAATCTGCTTGAGTGACTGCTCTATTTTGAGTAGGGAATGTATCAAAAATTCTCATTTTCATTTCATCTGTTGAGATATTTGATACATCGCCAACAATTGGTTCTTCATTGATTACCTCAAAAGATTCAACAATCGCCTGGGCCTTTGAGGTAACCAGTTTTGTTCTGTCTTTGAAATCTACTCGTGCATTTGAAACACTTGTAAGCGTACCGACAGCAATATTAGAATTAGATGGATTTGTCATTCTATAATTAACAGTCAGCGTTGTATTAGATGGAACTATTCCATAATTTTCATTTTTCGTCAGCTTAGTTGGATCAAAAGTTGTGCTAGTAACATAATCTTTTCCAAATATATCAAGCGCTACTGATTGAGGGTTAGCAACAACATTTGTTTCTCCCGATTTTCCATTGCCAAATTGCAAATATGCAGAGCGGCTATCTCTTTGCATAACAAATTTGCGAGAAACCAAATATGGTTTTACAATCGATGGAACGTTGTCATTCTTAAAATTAGTATTCGATATCTCTTTAAATACCATATCTTGCGCAAGATAATCTACTTCAAAATATTCATTCCCTTCTTTATCAAATACCGATATAATTTCGGTAATATTTGGTGATGATAATTTTATCTTTTTAAATCTTTCATATGCTCCTACTGTAAATTGCTCAGTGCCAAATTGGCCAGAAACAACATTTCCATATGCCTTAATAGCAAAATGAGTGGGGGCGCCTGTTGTGCTGTCCACTTTCGCAACAACCACAGAATTTTTTGGATTATCAAAATCTACATTTTCTATTAAAATGAAATTCAAGCCGCCGGTAGAAGATAATCTGGTTCCTCTTTTTAAAATTGGAATATAATCAGAATCAGGGCCGACTGCGGTTGAAGAAGCCGGCACTAAAACATATAACGCTACTTTTCCATATGTCGAGGCTCTGCCGGGGTGTTTATATCCTAATACCCTACCATGGCGAAGTACATTGTTTTGCTGGTAGGCAGTGTCTAAAAATGACTCATTTACATTGTAATCTAGATAAAATGATAGCTGATCGCCAACATATGCAACTGCATCTAGCATTAAAGCGCCGAAAGAAGCCTCACTAAAATCTTGAAAATTATCAGGATAAAACCTCTCTGCTATCTCCAATAAGTCCTCTTTTATACTTTGAAAATCCCGATGAGTATAATCAATTGGAACTATTTTCTTTTGTTCGTCAGACATGTAAATTTCCTCAATTTTAAATAGTAATCTCTATAAAATCTTTTATATTAATATCTGGTATTGAATAAGAGATAGCAATACCCAACCTATTGCTGTCTATGTCAGTTGAATTAAAAGAAATTGAAGAAATCTTAATAGCCGGCAAATAAATACTTGCTTGTTCTCTGATTTTTGATGCGATGGCTTGTTCTGTGTTTTGTCCAAAATTCTGAAATAAATACGTTCTCATTCCAACTCCAAAATTTGGTTCCATTACCCTTTCGCCGGGTGCTGTTAATATTAACATCTTCAAATTTTGACTAAACAACTTCTTAAGAGTCTTAAGCATCACAAACCCATCATTCGAATCTCTTCGCACCGGAAGTGCTACACCAAATGCATTCATATTTTATTCCTCACTTTCTATAATTATATCTTAATCAATCTTTTTCACATAATTCGCCTTCAGAATTAAATGGGTTAGATCTCATCATTCGTCGTCGCCACCATGGAAGCAAGCGCTGACCGGCTGCGGGTTTAAATCTTTCTCTTAACTCATTTAAAAGTATCTTACCTGGCTTCAAATCATCGTCAAGTTCGCCGGGGTTGAAATCTCTTAAATTATAGTGATTTTTAAATAATTTCTTTATTCTACTATTTGTATTTCTTAACAATTCTTGGTCCCACTCGTCCCAAGTTGTTATAAATGGACTCCAGCCACTTCTATCTCTTACATTTGCCCAGCCGGGTGAGCCTGGTGTGATTACTGGATTTCCATTATCATCCACATCCGTCATATAAGAGCCGGGTTTTTCTTCGGCCTCGTTGGATCTATATGCTCCTTTTTCCACTGTGATTTGTCCTATCGATGGTAAAAAGGCAAAATCATTATAAATCGCCAATAATGATGTGATTTTACTCAATGGGAAAATATAACGTGATATTAGTTTAAACTTACTATCACGTTTCAAAAGATTAATTAAACACAACAATTGTTTACTATCTCCATCAAAAGGAGCAATTTGCCCTATTGCAAGATCCAACGCATCTACTTCTACGGTTGTGATTTCTACTTTAGTTCCATCTGCAATCATAGAAAAAAGCAACCCATAACGGATACCCAACTCACCATCCAATCCAACTCCGTTGCCATTATTATCAACTAAAACTTCTAACGTGCCAGGATAAACGTCTGAAATATTTAAAGTATTATCATTTGCTTTGATTATATCTATCGCTGTTGAAGGTGCGTATTTCGTACCATCGATACTAATATATTTCTCAACAACAAATGGCTTCGTGGTGTCTGATGTGTCTGGGCTAAATTCGTATTCTTCCACATCACCTATAGGAACGGTAACTTTATTAGCGAAAGGAACCAAGATATCGTGATCACCTTCGTTGTGAAACTCACCAGACATATAAACCAACTCACCTTCTTCGTTTTTGGATGCGTGCCAATAACCAATATATTCTTCACCTTCTTCAGAATCACTATCTTCGTCATTTTTTTCAAAAACATACAGTTCGCCACCGCCTGTATATAATTCACTCTCTTCTTCTGTTGGCCAGCCGTCTACGTCTACTTCTTCTTTAATTTCCTTATTTAAATCTAATTCTAATGTTCCTTGAGAAAGATTTGTTAACAAATAATAATCTAAATCAAATATCGGAGGAGTCATCCCAATTTGTTTAAGATTAGAAACAAATTTCTCACCCATAAACTCTAATTGTTCCATTACTAAATCTTTGAGAACTAATTTTGCCAACTCTTCCGTTTCTTGTACTGCTTGGAGGTTTTTTTCAGAACGATAGTTCTTTAATGTTTTAAAGAAACTTACAGTTCTATCTTGTTTTTCTTCTCTTAAATCTTCTCTATATGGATAATCATAATCATCCTGCATATCATTTAGAATGCCACACGCATCTATCGCAGATTTTGAAGGAAATTCTATATCCTCACTATCTACTCTTCTAGCGTACACCTGCACTGATTGTTCCAAGAAAGCATACCAAAATTCCTCATCTTTAAAGGGATTAAAAAATTCCCAACCAGCTTT